TTAGTAATTGCCGGTGGTGGTGCTGGGTGGGGCCCACAAGGAGGTGGAGGTGGAGCTGGTGGATATCTAACAGGAACATTAACAGTTGCTAGTGCAGTTACAGGAATAACAGTTGGTGCTGGTGCATTACACATTACCCACCCAGCCATTCCGATTGTTGGTGATAACTCTGTCTTTAGTACAATCACTTCTCTAGGTGGCGGTGGTGGTGCAGGAGGAACTGGTGGTCTTAATACAAAACCAGCAAAAGATGGTGGATCAGGTGGTGGTGGAGCAGGTGATTCAACCACTGGCAATAATCCAGATACTGTCCCTGGCAATGGTACTACAACAACTGATATATCAGGAAAAATAACAAGAATACATGGAACGAGTTTAGCATGGAAATAAAGGAGAAATAGAATGGCATTACAAAGAGTAGAAACAGATGCAATACAAGACGATGCTGTTACTACAGCTAAGATAGCTGCTAATGCTGTTGCGGCTGCAGACATCGCAGCTGATGCAATAACAAATGCTAAAGTCGCAAGTAATGCGGCAATTGCTGTATCAAAAATTACTGGATTGGGAACTGCGGCAACATTGACTGCTGGAACTAGTGCAAACAATGTAGTACAGTTAGATGGTTCTGGTAAACTGCCAGCAGTAAATGGTGCAAACTTAACTGGTGTTTCAACTGATACATCAGCAATGGAAAACAATATAGCTATACTCGCATTCAAAACACAGTCAGCAAACAATCTTGCAAAGTTTAATTTGATTGACCAAGTGATTGATGAATACAAAGATGGAACAGGAGTGACACTTTCAACTGCTTCACAAGTAGGTTCAACTGCAACTGATGGATATTTAGCTACTGTATACTTAATTTCAGGTTACTTTACATCAGATGCACAGACTTCTTTACTAATTCAAAGTGATTCACAAGCTAATAGTTCATCTACATTTACTGATTTATCAAGTAATGGATTTACTGTTTCAACACAAGGTTCACCAGTTCATTCAACAACACAAGCTAAATATGGGACAAGTAGTATTTACTTAAATGGTTCTAGTGGTTTAAAAATTGCATGGAATGCTGCGTTACAGTTTGATGCTGATTGGACTATTGAATTTTATATGTACCCCACCCAACTCAATACAGGTGATCGTATTATATCTCATTGGCCTAATCATCATAATAATAATGGTGGACAATGGTTTATAAGAGGAACGAGTGATGAATCAGATGCAGTAACTATCGCTTTTGGTAGTGACGTATATTATTCAACAACTGGTGAAAAATATACTTTGAATCAATGGAATCATGTCGCTATGCAAAGAGAAGGAAGTAATATGCGACTTTTTGTAAACGGAGTAAATCATATTAGTTCTGCTGTTAGTACTAACACATCAGGAAATCAACAAGATATTACGATTGGGTATTATAATCCACCTAGTCCGAGTGAGTATATACAAAATATGCACCTAGATCAAATTCGTATTAGTAAAGGTATTGCAAGATATTCTGGCACTACAACATTTACTCCACCTACAGATACTTCTGCGAATAATGCTACAGGTACTGCAATATCAACTGCAAACACAGCATTGTCTGCACCAACGACAGGTGACATTTGTATGTTGATAGAAAATTATGCAGGCACAGCAACATTGAATACAGATTTAAAAGCTTATGTATCTCGTAATGGTGGAACTGGTTGGGATCAAGCAACACTAGTAGATAAAGGTTCTTGGGGAAGTGGAACTAAAAAGATTGTGTCTGCAAACAATGTAGCATTTTCAAATAGTGCCTCTGGAACTGATATACGTTATAAAATTGAATGGGCAAATCAGGCATCGGGATCAAAGGAAACAAGAGTACACGCAACATCATTAGCATGGGCTTAATTTAACAATGGAGGTTTTATGGAACAAGATGAGTTTGATGAGAAAATAAAGTATGCACAAAGTATCATTAATATTTTACAAACAAGACTGAATGAAGCAATAGCACAGAATGTTCAGTTGGAAGCAACAATAACACAATTAAAAGAACAGTTAGAAAAAACTAAACAGGAATCATTAGATGGCGATAGTCCTCAAACCGAAGAAAAGTGAAACAGCATCATCAGTACCAACGACAAGTGATTTAGCTGTTGGTGAAATCTGCATGAATGTTGTAGATAGAAAGATATACACCAGGAAATCTGATAATTCTATTGTTGTTGTTTCTAGTCACGTTAGTGATACAGTTGGTGGTGATCTTACTGGAACAGTTGGTAATGCACAGATAGCTGCAAACTCAGTTGGTATTGCAGAATTAAATGTTGCTGATGGTTCAAATTTACAAGTACTAACAACCAATGGTTCTGGTACTCTTTCGTGGACATCTAAAACAGATGCAACGGTTGGTGCAAATACGATTGGTATTACTGAACTAAATGTTAGTGATGGAAGTGCAGGCCAATACTTAACAACTAATGGTTCTGGTACTCTTTCATTTGCTACTGATAGTACAAATGTTGGTGCGACATCTGTTGGTGGTGATGTTACTGGCACAGTTGCAAATATTCAAATAGCTGCAAACGCAGTTGGTGCAAATGAGATATCAGCTAATGCAGTTGGTTCTTCTGAAATTGCTACCAATGCAGTTGGCGTAACAGAATTAAATGTTTCAGATGGAACAAATGGACAAGTATTAAAAACAAACGGATCTGGTACTCTTAGTTTCACAACGATAACACCGGGAGTAACAGAAGCAACAGCAACTTCAAAAGCTGTCACAATGGCAATCGCGTTAGGATAAAACTATGGCAATTACATCAAGAACAACACTACAAGATTATTGTTTAAGACGTTTAGGACATCCAGTTATTGAAATCAATGTGGATGATGAACAAATGTCTGATCGGTTAGACGATGCTTTAGAATATTTTGCTGAGTATCATTTTGATGGTGTAGAAAAAGTTTTTCTTAAACACACATTAACACAAGATGATATTGATAATGAATATATCGCTATGGATGATCCAGCCAGTCCAGTAGGAGGTCCTGTTGTTGGTGTAATTAGAGTATTGCCTATTCCAAACTTTAATGCATTTCAAACTGGATTTTTTAATGAAGAATTTCAATTGCGTATTCAAGACTTGAATACGTTTACAGGTTCATCAATGTTAAACTGGCAGATGTCATTACAGAATTTTTCAATGATAGATCATTTATTTACTGTTAATGCTTCTCTCCTTTTTAATCGTAAACAGAATAATTTATATTTAGAAACAAATTGGTCAGATAAATTTACTGTTGGTGATATTCTTATTATAGAATGTTATCGTATGTTAGATCCTGCACAATATACTGAAGTATATAATGATATGTTTCTTAAAAAATATACTACAGCATTAATTAAAAGACAATGGGGAGAGAACTTAAAGAAGTTTGAAGGAGTACAACTTCCGGGTGGTGTTACACTTAATGGTAGGGCAATCTATGATGAAGCTGTAGAGGAAATTAGAAAGATTGAAGAAGAAATGAATCTTAAATGGGAACTTCCACCTGATGGGATGATTGGCTAATGGCAACTAACTTATACTTTCAAAACGTAACATCTCATGCACAACAAGAGTTAATAAACTCTTTAACTAGTGAAGTAATACAAATACATGGGATGGATGTATTTTATATTCCAAGAGAATTGGTTAAAGAAGATGTACTGCTTGGAGAAGATGTTTTAAATAAATTTTCTACTGCATATGAAATTGAAATGTATATGAAAGGCACTGAAGGATTTACTGGTGAGGGTGATTTGGTTAGTAAGTTTGGTTTGGATGTTCGTGATGAAGTTATCTTTACAGTTCACAAAGATAGATTTGAACTTTCAACAGATATGGCAAAACCATTGGAAGGAGATTTAATTTTCTTGCCAATAAGTAAAGGACTTTTTGAAATTAAATTTGTTGAACATGAACAGCCATTTTATCAAGCTGGTAAGAATTATAGTTTTGATCTTACTTGTGAATTATATCAGTACAGCGAAGAACAATTGGAAACTGGTATTACTGATATAGATAATATAGAAAGAGAACAATCAGCTGCAATTGATTTGGTTATGACTGCGGGTGGTTCAGGATCATTTAGTGCAGATGAAGCTGTTTATCAAGGCCCGAGTCTTGCAAACGCAACTGGTAAAGGTATGGTAGTTAGTTGGGATTCTACAACAAGAGCATTACGAGTTAATGATACGTCAGGAACTTTTGCAGCTTCAACAAATGTTACTGGAGAAATTAGTGGAGCAGTTTGGTCACAAGCATCAGCTGCAGATTATCAAGAACTTCCAACTACACCATTCGCAGATAATAAAGAATTTGAAACTGACGGAGATACTATTCTTGATTTTTCAGAAGCAAATCCATTTGGTGAGGTGACTTAATGTTTGGTACTTATTTTTATAATAAAAATATAAGAAATGTAGTTATTCTTTTTGGAACAGTTTTTAATGATATTATTGTAAGACGAGTTACATCTGCTGGTGCAACACAAGAAGAATTTAGAGTTCCTATAGCCTACGGACCTTCTGAAAAGTTTTTGGTTAGATTGCGAGAAGCAACTGATATCAGTAAAGGTAAGGTTGGACTAACATTACCACGAATGTCATTTGAATTTACTTCTATTGTATATGATCCAGCAAGAAAATTGCAGACTACTAAACGATATAAAAAAGTAAAATCTGGTGATAATACAAAATTAACTACAATATATAATCCTGTACCATATAACTTTGATTTTACGTTAAGTGTTATGGTAAAGAACTCTGATGATGGAACACAGATACTTGAACAAATATTACCATACTTTACACCAGAGTACCAAGTAACATTGAATGAAATGAGTACAATGGGTATTAAAAGAGATATACCAATTGTCTTTACTGGGTTATCTACTGAAGATAGTTATGAAGGAGATTTTTTAACAAGACGAGCATTAATACATACATTAACATTTACAGTTCAAGCTTTTCTATACGGACCTACATCAGACGTTGGTGTTATTAGAGAAGTTGATGTTAATAAATTTGATGGTTTAACATCAACAACAAAGGCGAGTAATACAGATATTAAACCTGATCCATTGTCATCTGATGCTGATGATGATTATGGATATACAACAACATTAACGGAGTAATAAATATGGCTTGGACAGTTGTACTAGGATCAAGTGAAGATGGTACTAATGGTAATGAGATATGGCAATATGAAAATGGTGCCACGGCGGCTCATACATATCCAGATGCAAATGGTTCTTATTCAGGTGGTATAAGAACTTTTGTTACACCTGGCCCATCACCAAATGAAACAACCTATGTAAGATGTAGAAAGGTAGGCGAAACAATAGA